ACAGTACAATCGTGGATTAACATTATGCGAAGAGGGGATGGATCGGAAAAATCTAACGACAGAAGGAATGAAAAGAGACAAGAGTATGAGAGGGGGATTGACGGGTTACATACCATCTCTGGAGGACTCAATCAATTATCAAGGGTCATCACCAAAATCGCCAAAACTACTGATAGCACTAGGGAAACCATCGGAAGATATGTACCGACAATCTCTGGCGAGACGTGGTTTGACCGCATAGACGAAACGTCTCCAACAATGCGTATGGCTGGTCCTGAAGAATGTAAAGGAGAAATAAATACAACTCCAACTCCTGTAACTCCTAAACAAATAATAGAAGAAGCAGTAGATGACTTAGTAAATCATCCTTCTCATTACACAGATGGATCTATTGAGTGCATTGATGCAATCCAAGCACAATTAACAGATGAAGAATTTCGAGGTTATTTGAAAGGAAATATTGCTAAATATATTTGGCGTGAAAAACATAAGGGAGGTACACAATCTATTGAAAAAGGTGCTTGGTATTTAAATCGTTTAATTCAATTAGATAAACCTAATTGTATGCGTTCTTTTATACCTGGTTTTGATGATTAACATGAAGGTGCAAATGGATCATCATCATCTTCCATAACTGGATCAGGAACTGTTTCTTTTGCTAATTCTCGTAATTCGACATCTGTTGGTATATCAAAATCAATAGTAATATTTTCTTCAGCTATTAAAGATTTAATTGCATGCCATTCCATTAATCTTTGATAATATAAATTTAACAATGAAGTGTATAATTGTTCCCATGTCATTTCTCCTGCGCTAATCTCTGCTTTACGCATTGAAAATTGCAATTCTAATGGTAGTCCAAATTCTGTCGGTTTTCCAGATCGTTCCATTTGGCTACTCATATTCTTAGTTACGTATTCTAAGCGAATCTGTCAAAGACTTGAATGCATTCATGACTAGAGTAATCGTTCCAGATTTCATTGTCAATTCTAAAGCCATTTGCAAATTCAGTTAGTACATAAGGGCTGATACTTTCTTCTAATCTACGAATAGCTCTTAATTCACTTGGTTTCCCACTAAAATTCTTGAACGCTGTTAGAAGGATTTCAGTGATTCCTTTTGTGTCTGTATAGCTTTCATTTAAAAATAAATTGATTTCTTCGCGTCTGCGGTCAAGAAGACCTCCAATAGCTTTATAGTCTTCATCAAAAATCCATCGTCCCATATCTTCACAGACTCCTGCTAAGTCTTCGTTTTCAATGCAATCAATAATTTGACTATATAAAAAAGGTTCCCATCCTATTGAATGTATGAAAGATATCAAAGCTTGCCGCATATATAAATCAAGATTTAGGTTTAATTTTGATAATTCTTGATTAATAATACTTGTTTCTATAAATAAATATTCTAATGCTTTTTCTTCTGTGCAATATTGACCAGCTTTTACTGGAGTACCATCTGGATAAAATTGTGTCCCATATCCAATAGTATATGGTTCACCTCCAGATTTTGAATTTGGATACGCTTTCTCGTTATAGCCCTCATATTTACGAATTAAATTTATTGCAAGTGCGAAATCAGCCATGTTTATAAGACTTTATATTCCTAATATACACAATTAATAGTAAAAAATGTTTACAATCCCTTGAACATAGTTGTGAATTCATCTAATACTTCATTTTCTTTTTTCCTTGGTCGATATTCCCATTCATCGTCGTCATCCTCATCTACCTCAAAAGTAAAATAACTCTTTCCTCTCTTCTTGTCTGCTTCTCTTTCTTCTTCAGTTGGTTCTGGCTCATCAAAGAAACTTTCAATAGTTCCAAGAGAAGCAAATGGATCTTGCATGTCAAGTCCAAACGATTCTAATTTTGTATCTTTTCCTGCTTTGGTAAGTAAACGCATATCAGAACGTTCTAAGTCAGGGAAAAAATTATCATAGAATTCATCTTCTGTACCTTGGAAGCCAGATTTTTGAAAAACACTATAGAGTTCTGTTTCTGGTTTTGATCCTTCATCCTTATAATCTTCTTCTCGTTCTATATAAGTAACACCTAAAACTCGTTGTTCTGGCTTTTGACGTTTTTCATTTAAATATTTAATTTGTTCTCTAATATCCTGTGCAGATCCTGTTCTTAATGCTGACATAACATGTTCTTTTAATTCATCAAAACTACCTTTAAAATCTTTTAAGCCATAACGTTGTAATACTTCATCCCATCCTGATTTATCTGTAGGATCTAAACCTTCTAACATGTCATCTGCAAATTCTTCTGGAGTAATAAATTGACCAAATACAGTTGGATTCTTTAATGCTTCATCATTTAACGCTGGAAGAATATTATTATAAATTTGATCTTTAACTTTACCCGCATTTAAAATATCATCTGCAGCATCATATCCTTTTCCTTGTCCTATTATCTGAAAATGCATACGAGCGAATTGTTCTTTATTATTAAAATCGATACCAAATCTATAAGCTTGTGCAGCCCAATCTATATCTCCTGATTTACGTCCTGCTTTAGCATTTGCCCAATCTTGTTCTACAGTTGCTTTTTGTTCTGCATAAGAAGCTTGACTACTTCCAGCAGTCCAATCTTTTCCTCTTGCTGTGTTACCACTTGGATTGAAATAAAAATCTGCATTAAATCTTCTATCACTAGCTCCTTTTATATCTTCTAAATATTTATTAGCACGTAAATCTGCAACAAGTTTAACAGCAGTTAGTGCATCTTGTGTTTGGAAGGGATTTTGTTCTTCTTGTCTAACATCTAAATATTCTACAAATTCATCCATTGAACGTGATGTATCGAAACGAGGTTCTAAGTAGTCATTAATAAAATTTCGTGCAAAATCTGCTTCAATTTCTATAGGTTGCGAAGAACCTTCTATCGTTAAAGATAAGTCTTTTCCTAAACCTTGTGCTTCTAATTCATTTATTTTATTATCTACTTCATTTCTATATATACTCATTGATTGACCATAAGGTTTATGAGTAACTCTCATTCTCTCTCCTTCATCTGCAGTCCATTTTTCTTTTAAAATCGTAAGCATATTTTCCCCATTAGATTGAGTTTTTAAAAAATCTTCTAATTCTTTTGTACTATCAAAACCACTTTGGTCTAAAAATTGATCCGTAAATTTCCCTGTATTGGTATCATAAGGATTTTCATTATTTGTAGCTTCACTTTCCCAAGCATCCATAATTCTTGATTGTCTATCTAAAGGTAAAAATTCCATACGATCTTTACCATATTTTTCAACTAATTTTTCATCAAACCATTTTTGCCAATTATGTGTTACATTATTTCCAATTCCTGTAATATTCATTATATTTTTTTCTAATGATTCTTCTGCTTTACCTCCTGAAGTAAAAGCAAGCATTCCACCTATCCCAGTATCACCTAAAAGAGAATCAGTTAATGTTTTATTAATATCCATAATTTCACTAAAGCCACTAAAACCTTGCATAGTGGCTATTGTTTGTTCTTTACCTTTAGCTCTTTTCATTTCTTCAATCGTGTCGTTTAAAACAGATTGTGTTAATGCTCCAAATTTTTTGGTATCTGAAAGTGCTTTTTCTCCTGCTGCTTGATTTATAGCATCTTCTAATTCTGTTATTCCATATCCTGCATTGACGTTATAATTTAACTTAACTTGTTGATCTTCAGGTCGTTCAGAAAGACGAAATAAGGCTGCAAATTCATCTGGTTTATTTACATCTAGAAATTTTTCTTTTCCTAAAGCTCTCCAATGTGGATCATCTCGTTTAGCTTTCTCCCATTCAGCTGCAACTTCAGGAATATTTAAAATACGTTGAGTTTGTGTATCTAAATCTGTTCCTAATTGTAAAGTTCTCACCATACCTAATTCAGCATCAGTAGGTGCTGTTTCTATATATTCATTAGCTTGTTTAGTTACTTCAGCTTTATTTCCTCGTGTAGAACTTGGAGCAACATTTGTATAGTGTTGTAAATAATATGTATTAGCACTATTTCCATATCTTTCAGTTATATCAATATCATCAATTCTTTTAGCTTCATCCCATCTAGTTTTTGCATCTCGTCCAGGAGTTGTATCTGTTATGTAATAATTAGCATTAAAATCTCCATATAAAGGTTTTTTACCTAATGCAGTATCCCATTCTTCTAAATGATCTGAACGATAATAATCTTTATATAAACTTTCTAATCTATTTTTCAAATCTCCATCTGAAGCGTCTAAATTAACATTACGTATTAGCTGACGTTGAGTTGTATAATCTCCTCCTCTTGTCGAATTAGCAGCACCAACTGTTTTAGCATATCCATCATTTCTTTTTGTATTTTTACTATTTAATGCAGTATTCTCAGTATTTTTTTCTGTATTAACTTCATTCTTTTTTCGATTTGCTTCATTTGTTGCATGATCATCGTGTGTTGTAGTCCAAGACTTACACTCATTCCAACACCCTTTCCACCATTTACATTTCCAATAGCAAGCTGTATGTGGAACTGTATAAGTTATATTTGTTGGATGATCTGTCTTAAAATCTGTCCTATGATCAGTCTTCTCATTATCTACTGTCCATCCACCTGATTTTGTCCAGTTGATACCAGCCATTATTGCTTTATTAATAATGCATATTTATTTATTATATAAAGAAAAACCCCACTATCTAAGTAGTGAGGTTGATGACCAAAAGCTTTATAAGTTTATAGGATTCCTGGAATAATTTGACCAGTTGTTA